ATGTTCGTTGAACTAGTTTACGATAAAAGAAATGTGGAAGGTTTAGCTGGTGCCAGAGAGATCATCTTGGCTGAACTGACAAAGCGGGTGCACCAGATTTTCCCTGATGCCGAAGTGAAGGTGAAACCGATGCAGGCGAACGGCTTGAATAGCGATGCCAGCAAAAGCGATCGGGAAAAGCTGAACCGCATGCTGGAGGAGATGTTTGAAGAGTCCGATATGTGGCTGGTCAATGATTAACATCAAGTGAATATGTGAATGAATTACCTTTTAGGTAATCAAGGTTACACACCCCAAAATCAAGTCACAAAAAAACATCAGTCAACACTCTTGATTTGATCTTTGATTATGTCTATTATCACCTCATAGGTTGTTTATGAGGTGTTTTATGCAATCAAAAAACTTTCTGATTTCTGAATTCAAAGAGTGGCTGCAAAATCTCCCCGAGCTAAACATCGTTAATGATGCCACAGCTCGTAATCTACGCGACTCGTCTCTTCGCCTTCTAACTGTGCTTGGTCCAGATGGCACTGACGGGGATATCCGTGATTACAGTGTTGCCTCTATGGCAGATACGTACGCCCAATCCGCTGAAACCAAACCATCAGACTCTAGCTTGCAAGCATACAAAAGCCGAATGCAAAGCGCTGTTGATAAGTTCATTGCTTATCAGAATGGTGAGCTTGATGCTGACAAACAGATTCAGCCTGCGAAAAAGGAGCGTAAAAAGGTGGCACCCAAGAAGAAACCGGTAGTTGAAGAACAGGTTGGCGTTAAAACATTCGAACTGCCAATTCCATTGCGCGGCGACCTTATCGTCACCATTGGCAACTTGCCCCGCGACCTGACAAAAGATGAAGCCAAGCGTATCAGTCTGATTGTGGAATCTTTCGCGATGATTGATGGCGGCACAAAAGAATAAAGCCCCGCTGGAACGGGGCTTTTTTGGTCGGAAATACTGGAAATATTTCCGTTGTGTATGGAGGATTACCTACCGCTACACCTTTGCAACTGTAAGCCAAGGATAGCGGTTCTCCCAACAAACTACAACCTGTGCGGGTAAACAGGCTGTATACAAAAACAGGAGAACAACCATGGCTCATGATGTTAATCGCGATGACTTCATCTACGAACACGACAAGCCGGTTTATGTGCGCAGCTACTGCCGCATCCGTTTCGGTGAACTCGAAAATGTTCGTCAGCACTTCCGCTCTTATCCGACCTGCTGATGCTAAGTCCCCAACCCGGCCACGCGCCGGGTTTTCTTTATTCTTTTTCAGGCATGTTAAGCATCCGACGCAATTTTTCATTCACTTTTTTCTGGCTACTAGTGAACGCCACCTCAGCTTCAACCTTTCGCTCTTTGTCCCTGAGCTTGGTAGGTTCGACTTCCACTGCTAACAGCGCAGCCTGACAATCTTCGCTGGTGAACAGATATGGTGATTTAGGCCTATTGCTGACCCGGTAGGCTTTGAGTCTGCCCTCCAGAACCCATTGCGTCACAGTCGCCGTCGAAATACCGAGTATCGCTGCCGCTTCCTTTCTGGTTAAAGTTAATTTTTCCATACCCACCACCATTACCACTCAAAGAAGAGAACATTGTTCGCTGGACGAGAAAAGAAAATAAGATGTATGTCTACTAACAATCATTAAATACTCACACTATTAAATGATCACCAGTTTGCCGCAGGCCGTTCTGGCATACAACTTAGCGCGGCACCCTAACAATATCCTGCTGGGAACTTTTTGTACAACGTCGACAGCCCCACATCATAAATAATCGCTACCTGCTGTCGCGGTACTCCTGCCCTAATCAGGCGCCCGGCCTGCGCCCATTGTTCCGTTGTTAGTTTCGGTCGTCGGCCACCAATTTGCCCCTGCTCCCTTGCCGCTGCCAGCCCGACGCTGGTACGCTCAACGATTAGCTCACGCTCCATTTCAATGCCAGAACAGCAAGGCTCCTCCTGAGCGAAAAGGACATTTTTTGAAAGTTTCTGGAAAATAAAAATAGTACTATTTGAGCATTAATCTAATCAGCCGATTTTTTCTAATTCATCAATCAGATGGACATAGCATTTGCTATAAAAAATAAAAGTATTCCTGCTATCTATATATAAATGAGTTATGTACATATAAGAGGAGCATTACCGTGACAAAAATAACTTTATTTCCCCATAATTTTAGAATCCAAAAACAGGAAACCACACCACTAAAAGAAAAATCAACCGAGAAATATTCTTTAGCAAAAAGTATTCTCGCAGTAAAAAATCACTTCATCAAATTAAATTCAAAATTATCGGAACGTTTTATTTCGCATAAGAACACTGAATCTTCTGCAACACACTTTCACCGAGGAAGCGCATCTGAGGGCCGGGCAGTGTTGACAAATAAAGTCGTTAAAAACTTTATGCTTCAAACGCTCCATGATATAGATATTAGAGGTAGCGCGAGTAAAGACCCCGCATACGCCAGCCAGACCCGTGAAGCTATACTATCGGCAGTTTACAGCAAGTATAAAGATCAGTATTGTAACTTGCTCATCAGCAAAGGAATCGACATAGCGCCTTTTCTTAAGGAAATTGGCGAGGCTGCGCAAAATGCAGGTCTGCCCGGAGCAACCAAGAATGACGTTTTTACGCCAAGCGGCGCAGGAGCCAATCCTTTTATAACTCCGTTGATTGCATCAGCATACAGTAAGTATCCACTTATGTTTACCAGTCAACATCAGAAGGCATCCTTTAACATCTATGCGGAGAAGATCATTATGACAGAAGTTGTACCGCTGTTTAATGAGTGTGCTATGCCGACTCCACAGCAATTCCAACTAATACTAGAAAACATTGCTAATAAATATATCCAAAACACTCCCTGAACACAGAAACACCAAAAAATATGCGAGCCTCTTCCTGATTAATATGAACCAATAGTATCCATAATTTTTCCCAGGAACTAACTCTGGAGCTAAACCGTCATTTACCAGTGCTAAAATTATACACTCAACCATCAAAATAATAGCCATTGCTGCTATATAACATATAGCAGCAATCTCTACTACATAGCTATATTTTTATAACTGAGATGGTTTCTCCGGCCAGTCAGGATTTAAGGTATCCACCCGGTTTACCAGCACCCTGTATTTTTTCCATTCGTCGAGCTGCGCTTTCTCATCATCTGTTGCGAGTCCAAGATCAACCGCATCCTGAAGCGGCGCGATTTTTTCAGATGCCATTTGCAGGAGCCTGCTTTTGGTCTCTTCCGCCTGACGAAGCTGCGCTGCTTTTTCAGCCGCTTCATCCTTCACCCACGCCTTACCATCCCATTTCTGGTATTCACCGTCTGGTGAAACTGATGTGACGTTTTCGGGCAACGGGCCGAGTTCGGAGATATAAACCTGATTGCCGGTTGTTGTGTCGTAAACCGTCTCGCCGCGGTGGTCTTCATGCAGACTCCACGTTTGGGTTTCAGAGTCAAATACCGCAATATAACTGGAGGGAATATCAGGAGGGGCGATATCAGTACAGTTTGCCGGTAATCCAGTGTGCGGCGGGATATATGCATCACCTGCGCCAATAAATTCGTTTGTATCTGAGCGAAGATTAAAAATTTTAATTGTCTGCGCCTGTTCGCTCATTTTAAAAATCATTATGCCAGCCTCACTATGTAGTTAAATGCAATATTTTTAACCGTGGTTTCCGCATTACCGTCTGCGTCCACAATAACGACGTGTCCGTGTGGACCTATATACATGGTGTGCTCGTGTCCTCCGATATAAACTGTATGCGCATGGTCACCAGCGGCCTGTGTCCACGCACCACCTCCAGGCTGAAATGAAGTGTGACTTGAGTCTCCATAGAACGAGTTGATATAACCGCCGAACTGGTGAGTATGGTTGCCCGTGGTATCGGTCGATTTCGTGCCGTAATCAAACGACGAGGTACTCTTCGTTCCTAAGTCAGTATCCAGAGCCCGCGCGGTGTGTCCGTGCGCCTTGTTGCCGTCCATTTCCTGTGAGAGCACGGCTCGACCGCTGGCGGGTTTACCTTTGATTGTCCAGCCTCGCATGTCAGGGATGACACCGGACGGATACGCTACAGCCAGTAACGGGTAAGCAGATTTATCAAATGTTTGCCCCTGCATTAGGGCGTAACCGGCCGGAGTAGCATCAGACGGCCATGCAATCGCCGCACCTACTGGATACGAATCCGGTGGCGGATTTAGTGAGGTGTAGAACATCGCCCATTCTGACCACTCAGCGTCAGAGGTATCACGAAGGCTACGGATATAGGCGGGTGCTGGCGCGCCGCTTGTCCCGCTCCAGCCAATGAGAATCTCCCCCTCGCCAGTTCCGGTCAGATGTAACAGATTTCCATACTCTGTTGGATAGCCATTACTGTAAACCTCGCCCATTATGAGACCGCCATCACTGCCTCTTGTCGTGCCAGTCAGTGCCGGTAACCTGCCACGCGATGCAAGTCTGTTCGCTGCAACAGCCGTACCGTTGGCAGGAAGCGCTCCGATATTACGCACAAATAAACTTTTGTCCGGAATGTCCGCGCCATTCTGATTTTTTTCAAGACGGGTTTTAACCTGTTCGGCAATCAGCCTGTCAATGGCCGCGTGAAGCTGCGTATGTTCGCCTTTACTGAGTGGTATGCCGGCGGCTTCAATAACCGTGCAGACCTCTTCCTGGACTGCATCCCACATATCACTGTTGAGATCCGTTGCGCGGCGGCCCGTGGCGGGATCACCATTCGTAAATCCGTTTTTCCCCTGACCAAATTTATCTTTTTGCGCGGTGGGCGTATCAATTCTGTGCATTCTCTTTTCCTTCCGGATAAGCAAAAACAACAACCGTATGCGATGGACAAAGCTTATCAATCACACATTCAGCAACAGTATCGCCCCACGTTCTGATCGCAGAATCGCAGGTGCTTGTACAGGTCTGCCAGCTGATGTTCGCATCGGCCGGAATATTCACACGCCAGTAGTAACGCCAGAATTTCCCCCATTCAGGATCGGGTGTGCTGTCGAGATTCTGAAACTGCTCAATGGTGGCAGCGGTATACCCCAACGCATCAAGCTGTTCCCGATAAAACCTCTCGTTTATACCGCCAGCAACATTTGCCTTTGCATCCAGCCGTTGCTGGCGCTGCTGTAATGTCTGAACGCCTTCCGGTGCACAGGAATCAGGCAGGCCATACAGCTGTTCATAACGGTCTATCAGTTCTGTGGTTCTGGCCGGGTCAATTTCAGCCATCAGCTCATCCGCTCTCTGATGTACCCGGTTCAGCGACGGCGCCAGCCCTTCAATCAGTGGATTTTCTCCGTCCCAGGCAGGCCCTTCCGGCAGAAGGTGATAAAGTAACTGCGTATATTCGTCCTGCAACGCCATAGTTATCCGTTCTCCCCGGTATAGGTGGCCCAGGTTATATTCCCCAGGACAGGAAGTTCAGTTTTTCCCAGTACCACATCTGCCGCCGGCACACGCAGCTGATGCGCCACTTCCCCGGTCGCCAGGCTTATCGCCTCGCTGATTCGCGAAACATAAATTTTTCCGGACGGCGCGCCATCACGCAGCATCAGCGCATTTAGCTCCGCAATAATGGCAGTACGAATTTCTGGGGTATCTTTGGCCAGTGCGACTGTTACCGGAATGCTTTTTTCAGTGGCAGCGAAGACAAAGAGTCCGCCGCCAGCGACAGGCGCCAGCGGCAAAATATGGTCACGTACAGCTTTGACGAGATCGTCGCCAGGCGCCGGATTAACCGGGTTACTGGTAGCCACCATCACACCAACGGTGCCGGTCCCCTTATAATGGCGGAATGTCCACGCACGGGTTATACCCGCAATTTCCTTTGCCCAGATGATGTAATCCGGATCAGCGCCCCCCTGTGGTATCCAGTAATAGCGCTCCATGACGCGCGCGCGCCACATTTCAAGCTCCTCTGTATCAGCCCCCCCGGTCAGAGTGTCAGCGTAACCTGTAGAAGGAATACCAGTAATCGGCGTGCCAAGGCGTAACGCCGTACCATCGTCAGTATTACCGACAGTTCCCGCCACATCAGCAATAACCGGCACACGTAACAGGCCGCCGGAAGCTTTCACCGTCTGCAGGGTCGTGAATGTAACCTGATCATCCCGCTGAATCTGTGTACCCGCGGGGATCTCCGGCGTTCCGGCAATACCATCCCAGCGTGCAAATCCTTTCGCAGATACGGCATTTTTCCTGGGACAACGCTTAATCCTCGCGTGACGGTAAAGCCAGTCCTCATCACACATATCAGGCAGCATATTGCGGGCCAGGTAATCGATATAACCATACAGCGTATGTACGGCAGCAGCCTGTACCCGGCTGTAAACCTCGGCATCCATGCGACGTAACACAACATCCTGCTGAAAACGGGTCAGTAAATCGCTGCGAATGGTTGCAATCAACTGAGGAAGTTCAGGACGTGCAAATTGACTGTCAGCCATTAAGTTCGCTCCATATATCATCGAATGTAATATTGTGAATTACCCCGTCCCGCTGATATATCGTCACACCAGCCGCCAGGGTATCTGTTCCTGTACGTTCAGATGTCACATCAATACGTGCCGCCACGCCATCGTCTGTCATCCACGCCAGCGCCTGCTGCATGTATTCGCGGGCATCCTGCGGCGTTTTATTGGTGAGTTTACGGCGTTTCAGCAGGTAAAGGCGGGAACCGATGCGGTCATTCTGAACAGCAGGCCAGGTATCCCCCCACCAGCCGTATGGCTGCGGGGTCCTGTCATCCCGCTCCGCGCGGCGCCAGGTAAAAAGAGAAATCACCACCGCCCGCGTCAGAAGGTCGAGCGAAGCCGTGGCATCCTTACGGATTCCATTAACATAAAGGATCATGGTGTCAGCTCATGGACTGGCCAGGCTTATCGGTTATACCGCCGCCGTCGCCATTTTCTATATGGGTATGACCGTTATAGGTCGTGCGCATTTCAGCCATCGTTTTTCCACTGCTGTCGCAGTTGTCCCTGATATCGCCAGTGGATTCGATCGGCATTTCAAAACGGGCTTTAGTGGCATTCGTGAAAATAACCGGCTTTCCGCCGCCATTTACCACTATTCCGGCACGGGTTAATATGACCGACTGCCCCTGATCGTCATATATCGCGACTTCCCCGCGCGCCAGCCCTTTCAGTCTAAAGCGGCGGTCAGCCACAACCACTGCCACTCCGTGCGAACGGTCACCGCCGGGAAACAATACCAGCGCCTCTGCGCCATTCTGTGCTGCAGAGGTGAAACCGTAAGGTTCAAGATGCTCCACATTCTCTTTTTTTTCACCGGCAATAAGTTTCAGTCCGGCAGTCTGGCATTTTCTGACGGTATCAATCGCGGTAATGACTGCGCGCGTTATCATGTTCTGAAGAGGATGGTTAGCCATCAGAAATCCGCCTCCTCACTGACTTTTTTCTTCGCTTTCGGCCTGAATGGTTCAGGAAGATAAGCATCCGCAGGCCCCACCCGGATTTCGGTCAGGGTGCCGTTATTGTCCTGGCTGTACGTCACTTCGGCGATCACCAGCGTTTCATTGTCAAAACCGTTCAGCGGGTCATACACCACCACGGCCTGATTCGGTTTCCACAATTCTCCATTCCCCTGTCTCCATCCCTGTACGGTATAGGTGGTTTCCAGCGTTTTCGCCGCACGCTGACGGGCTTCAAATTCACAGCGTGATTTGCAGCTGTCAGTTGTGGCAGTTCCTGACTGCTGAATGGTGTGGGGACGATACCGCGTGACGCCTGCATCACCAGTACTCTGCCGGATAGCAGCAATGGTTGCCTCGCCGAAATCGTCATCCGTACCAGGACGCTGCCCCGTAACCAGATAACTGGAGAAACGCTCACGAACACTACGCTCGGTATCACAGGAAAGAATATTTTCGCCAAGTACCAGTGCCGTGGCTGCTTTCATACTGCCCGGCCTGCCGAGAACCAGCCGTCCCCGTTCGTCGTCATATGCCAGCGCCTGAGCCTGTCCAAGCAGCCTGTTCAGACAGTCCACAACCGTTTCACCATGTTCCGGCTGAGCCTCAATAACGGCGGCTGCCGGCGCGCCTGTATCAACAACGTCCACACCGAATGGCCGGGCAAGTGCGCTGGCGATCAGGAATAAATTTTTCCCGTTATGCTGTGCAGGCGATGCAGAACAGTCGATAAGATCTGCCGTTTTGCTGCGCCCGACAATGCCCGTCATAATGGTCTGCGCATCATAACGTAGCGGTAACGCCTCAACCCAGCCGGTAATAACTAAATCATCGCCAATGAGTACCTCTACAGCGTCACCATTTTTTACTGGCGGTACGTCTTCTCCACCAGGCCACTGCCGGGTGATCGAGACATTAAAGTCCCGGGCAATACGGTCAATGCCCGCACTTATCCGTACCGACGTCCATCCTCCCCAGTCACGCCCGTTGACGCGTAAAAAAACCGTATTATTCATCGTACCGGAACCCTCAGCGGCTCAACCGGGATAAATCCTGGATGGGGAACGGGATTACGAGTGAGGATGTCAGATTCCCGCCCGGCGTCGTCATACCAGGTCGCAGCCAGTACCAGTGCAGGCAGAACATCATCAGGCGTTCGCAATGCAGTACGTTCAACCTGTGCCAGTCGTGCAGAAATATCGCGATTGAGATCCGTCCGCATAACGGAAATTTGCTGGAAAAGTACATCATCCCGGATACGCAACTGCTCCTGGTCAATCGCAGCATTGAGCGCGGTCCGGATAGCTTTCAGATCTTCATAATTCGGTGGAGAACTGCCATTACTGACTGTCTGTACACCATCCAGCGCCGGGTGCATGACAGTGATAATGTCTGAGTCACGGACTGTTCCTGCAGGCTGATTTACGCCCAGGACACCAGGTACATTACGCGGCTGTGCCAGTGTTGTCACGGCGTGGACGGCTGTGCTGATGGCTGTTGTCCTGATGGCGGCTGCGATCATATTGCGTTGCATTTTCTGTTTCGCAGCAGATCCGGAGTCAGTGGGCCAGGTGCCACGGGGGGAAAGACCGGGATCAAGCGTGATACCTGACATCGTTTTTATCATCGTGACCAGATCCGATGTACTGCCTCTGAGCCTGTCACCTGAGCGCCAGGCTTTTTGCAGTGCGTTAACGAAATCACTTGCGGCGCTCGGTGGCATCAGAATGACAGACAAATCCCCCTGTAACAGCCGCATTGCGGCAGATACGCCGGAGTCAACCATCCTGAAAGCATCGGCAACATCGCCCAGCATGGAGGCAGCATCGGCAATGACATCGTTCTGGATAAAATCAGAAATACCTGACAACGAGAATGTGGAAAACATACTGTCAATTGCATCGTCGAAAAGCCCGCCTGACGTTTCCAGACGCTTCGCCGTTGCCATTCCTGCCACCGGAAAAGAAAGTTCACCACTTTCCACAAACTGAAAGGAGACACGACACATGCGCCCTTCTGTACTGCTGTGAGTGATCCTGACCTGTCCGTCAATGCTGCCCTGCATTTCGCCATACTGCGGATGCACCAGCGTACCCGGTCCCGCGGTTTCAATGGCACCAATAAGACGATCCCGCCGGTCTGCATAATCATCACCGACAAGATAAGCATTTATCGTCAGGCGGCGCGTGGCGCGGCCTAAATCTTCCGTCCAAGGCTTATCCCTGTTCGGATATTCATGTACCTGTACGCGGCGTCCAAACGTGCTTTCATCATCTTCAACGGAGAAAGGCACTCCACGAAATGATGCATCACGCAGGCGCCCGCGCCAGCCTGTTGAGGAGAAAAAAGCCATATTTACCCCATAAGAAAACCTGCCGGAGCAGGTTTATCGTGATGTACGAAAGGGTGAGTAACCCACATCATGGCTGATGTTCATCAATGGATTACCGGATTTCGGTATATCAGTCACACGCATACCTTGTGGTGCATTCTCAAATGTCACTTTGAGTTCACTGCGCTGTGTTGATGGCGGGACAGCTCGCTCGAGTACGCCAGAACGCCGGGTCAGTGGCACATAAGGCTGATAACGCCCCTGCGGAATCGGGGTGTCCATACCAAGAAGCTCTTTGAGTCTGGGAATAAAACCGTTATATCCCCGTTCACGCTCCTTCGTTTGCAGCTTCTGTACAGCGAATGCGCCAGCATCCATACCCGCATCCTTCGCGCCCTGCTCCAGATCCTTAAGCTCTTTAAAGAGTGACACCGCCACGCCAATTGTCAGCGTCATGGCCCCCATCCGGCCAATTTTACCCAGCAGACCGGAAAGCTGTCCGGCCAGCAGGACGGACTGCTGCAGGGCACCAATGGTTCTGACGGTAAAAGAACCCGCCATAACCAGACCAACCCCTTCAATCACCGTCTCCCATCCGCCCATCGCCTGCGCAACGTTATCGACCTCCTGCCATACCGCCTTTATCACCGGAGCAACATCGTCCCAGTTCTCAATGATCAGCATAGCGCCGGCCACCAGCGCCGCAATGGCGACTTTCGCCGGAGAGAGATTAATGACACTGTTCAGGATTTTGACAGCCCGGGACAGGCTGCCGATGGATACACCAACAGCCAGCAGCGCCGCACCGAACTTCGCCGCAGACTGAACCAGTTCAGGATTCGCGCGAACGAATGTCCGGAGCTGCTCCAGGTAAGGCATGACCGCTTCTGCGGCTTCGTTAATGGCGGGCAGAAAAGCATCACCCAGCGTCACTGAAATCGCATTGACGCTGTTTTTCAGCAGAACCAGCTGGTTTTCTGTTGTGGCTGCGCGTGATGCATATTCCTTCTGCATCGAGCCGCCATACTCCTGGGCATCCGCAACACGATTAAAATTGGTGCGCAGTAAATCAAGATTAGTCAGCAGTGGCGCTATCGCCCCTAAAGACTCTTTCCCGAACAGGGCATTCATGACGGCGGCCTGTTTAGCTTTTGGCACTTTCGCGAGCGAGTCCAGCACCTTCAGCATGGCCCCGCGCGAATCCTTTTGCATATCCTCAGCGAGTTTCCGGGGATTAAGCTTCAGGAAAGCCATAGCCTGTTTCTGGGCTTTGGTTGCCGAATTACCTGCGGTTAACGACAGCATGAAGTTTTTGATGCCGGTTGAGGCAATTTCTGATTCAACCCCCATCCCGGCAATGGTGGCGCCCATCGCGGCAATTTCGCCGGACGCAACCCCGGCAACACCGCCCAGCGGACCAATCCGCGTCACGATATCAGAAATTTTCTTCGCATTTGCCGGGCCAGTATTCCCCAGATAGTTGATTTTATCGGCCAGGACAACCACGTCTTCCTGCGTCAGTTTGAACGCTGTCCGCCACTGCGCCATCATCTGACCGGACTCTTCGGCAGTGGTATCAAACGCCACACCCATTTTCACTGCATCGTTCGCAAACTGCATCAAATCGCCGCGGGCAATGCCTGCCTGCCCGCCCGCCGCCACGATCTCTGCAATTCCCTCCGCCGCCATCGGTAACTGTGTGGACAGCGTCAGGATATCGTCACTCATCTGCGCGAATGCTTTTTTATCATCCAGGCCGTCAACCACCTTCCGGATGTCAGCCATTTTTGACTCAAAGCCGATCGCAGCATTCACGGGCAGCGCCAGCGCCCCAAGAACAGCGGTCCCGGCAGCAGCAGCACCGATCGCCAGCCCGGCCATTTCTTTCTGAAATCCCTTCAGTTCCCGCTGCATCCCTTTCAGCGGACCCGATAACTGGTCAACGGCAGTGATAATGGCCTTTAACTGGAAACTGTCAGCCATGCTTCATTTCCTCATTGATACGGACAGCCTCCGACTCCAGCTCCAGAAAATCGGATATCGCCGCCCGCCGGAGCTCCAGGGGATTTATTCGCCAGAAGTATGCGGTGTTGTAGACCCGCTTTCTGAGTCCTCCTCCGTCTCCGACCGGGTAAAAAAATTGAGGATCAACATACAGGCTTTGAAAATATCCAGTTTTGCCAGTTGCGCTGCCGAGGAGCGTGGAATACCTGCCAGCACAGGGATATATTTCAGCGCAACCGAACTGTCCAGCCGGACGCCGCCGTCACCGGAAACGGTGAACGGAAAACCAATGGCTTCGATTTCATCGTAGGACGGTTCGCGCAACTCCAGCACATGAAGCTTTTCGTTATGCGCCATAATCGGCTTTTTGAGCACAAGTTCTTTTATCACTGGTAAAATCCCTCCTCACCGTGGAACTCAAGATCCACGGTGCCTTCTTCCGGGTTATGGTTGGCTTCGCCGTGCAGCCAGGCGTTTGAGAGAACATACACCTGACCATTTGCCAGCTCTGATGTGATTGTCATGACATCAGAAGACGTAATTTTATCGACCGGGAAGTTTTTCGGCACTTTGGCAGTCACCTTTGTATACGGTGCCCGGCTGGTTTCCTTGTAGTCAACGGAACCATCCAGGCCAATCACGTCGTCACGAACTTTGGTGTTCATGGGGACTTCAATCCCTCCGGTTACCGACAGTTGCTGTCCGTCGATTTTGAAATACGTTGTTCCCGCAATTTTTCCCATTATGCAGCCTCCTCGCTGTACTGCAGGCGGAACTGGTTAAGCACCGCAAAAACACGTAACTGATTGACATAATCAGGCGGAAACAGCACATCCAGGCGGTTCGAATTGTTCGCGTTACGCTCAACTATCAGATGTTGCTGGAACAGATCGAAGTTTTCCACGATGCCTTCCCGCTCCATCTGGCGATATGTTGATCCCAGCTCACCACGGATAACGGCAGGCGTGACAATGGCCTGACCAGGCCCGAAACGCGTACCATCATTAGCAAGTTTATGGCGCCCGTATTTACTGGTAATAACAGATTTCAGACGGCGCAACACATAAGCACTGGTATGCAGCGTCTCGCTGTCAAGATAGCTGTTATCCGCCACACCATACGCATTTTTCCTGTACGTCGTGATATCCCGCTGAATACGCAGCACGCCGCTTTCCACATACGCCGTTGCCACACCGTGGGAAAGTAACGTCTGCTGTTCAGTCGTCGTGAAGCGTTTGCCTTTCGGTGCCGGCAGCATGTCCACCAGTTCCCCGGTCTGGGTCGGGCGCGCCGGATCGTTACGGATAAAAACCGCAGCACGGGCAGTACGGCTTGCAGCCAGTTCATCAGCAGGCGTCTGGGTGTCTTTCTCATAGCCCGCCAGGGTGATGTGCTGCAGGTTAAACTGGTCACCCGCGGCCACAAGCTCCGACAGCGTCCCCGTCTTCGCCGTATAAACGTGACCATACAACTGCCGGACATAACTCCAGCGGCCGCTGGAATCATTCATTTCAGTTGCCATCGTGTTCACCGATGCCGTGTCGTTAAACGGAAGGCCGATATAATCGAACGGCTCATCTCCCATCGCTGCCACCGCGTCGTTAAGAGCAGGCGCACCAGCCCCCTTCACACCGCTGGCAATCGTAATATTCACCCCGGCCGGTAACACCTCCTCACCGCCAAAGCCGTAATAATTGAGAGTGACCGGAATTTCATTTCCATATAACCCCTTGTGGCGCGCAGTCAGTGTCACCACCCCCGCTTCTGATGTTGCCGTAAAGGGAAGATCATGGTTTGCATTGACCGCATCCTTAATGCTCACGGCCACCGCCGCAGCATCATCGCCGCTGGTCACGGGAGCCTGAACGCGGGTTCGGCCGGTATAGACATTCACCGTTCCGGTTTCCGTCGCTTCGCCAGTTACCGTCAAAGCGACGGTTGCTGCCGCGCCTGTGGATTCAGGTACGGCAATGACATACAGTTCGCCAAATGGATCGGTCTTACGGTACGCCCCGACCATACGGGCCAGCTGGCTTCCGGCACCGCAAATCTGACGGGCATAATCAACCGATGACACCAGAACAAGACTGTTGACGGCAATTGACGCATCATTGCTGGCGTGACCAATCAGCAGTGATGCCCCGCTGTCCCGGGCGGTATTTGCCGCCGAGTTATCCATCTCGGCATAAAACAGCGGAACCCGTGTATCTGACGGGATGGAATTAAAACTAATCGCCATTTGTTTTCACCTTTTTATTCGTGCGCCGGACATCACCAGCGGCCTCGCGGCGCAGCCAGTAGTTATTCTCATCAACATTTCGACCTCCTTCAGGTAAAAGGTCGCCACGGGCCGGATCGGGAACCGATCGCCCTTTTGCGGGTTTCACAAACATGGTTTATTCCTGAAATGTAATTTCGGTGTGGTGCTCGATGTCGCCATCTGGCCCGGTACCGGGTTCGATAAAATCAACATCAATACTGAGCGTTTTAAGGTCGGGCAGGCCGTCCAGATCATCCTGCTGGCGGGTGTCTGTTTCGGTAATTTCATACTTCATCGTGAAGTCGAACTGGTAATACAGTTCGTGGCGGTTCAGATCGAGAAGCATCCCACCCGCATACTGAATTTCATGCGCCTGCGGATCCGGCTCCCACCCCAGCAGCGCCTTCCAGATTTCCTGCCTGACGTCGTGAACTGCGTCGTAAGAAGCCCACTGCCCTTTTTCATCCCGTTCGTTGCTGAGTACCACGATGACGGAAAAACCCTCCGTTAAATCCTGCCAGTAGTCGGTCTGCGATTTCTGCTCACCCGTGACGTCTTCGGCTGGCACAACATACGCGGCTGGTAGTCTGAGCTTTCCGGCCTCCGGTATCGCTTTAAACTGCGCTGCGCCACCCACACGGTTTTCAAACCGAGGGCAACGGCTGCGAAGTGCCGCAATAATCGGGGTTAATTTCATTTTTTCTTCCTTCGCTGAGGACGGAGTGATTTTCGCAATTCGCGGGAGAGCACATAACGTGTCCAGCTGCGGCGTTTATCCAGAACCTCAGTCATGTAGTTGTTACGTGGTTCCACACGCCAGCCGCTGCCGCCTGATGCGCCGCGATGATGGCCTTTCTTACGCTTCGCCCCACGGCGAACACCGTAGAACAGAAAGGCGGGGTAAAAGGCACCGTTGATATGCCGGTTGCCCTCGCCGTTTTTCTGGTTAGGCGCGATCTTCACCATGAGCCCCGGACGTTTTTTTGACGCACGGGGTACGTAGTAGCCGATAGAACGCGCCAGCTGGCCGGTGCGGTACGAGGGGTTTTCGCCTGGCTTCGAGCGACCACGTTTCATGACCAGTCGCCTCGCATCGCGCATGTGAACCTGACCGAGTTTGACGAACGCCCGTCGCATTCTCGCCCGGTTAAACACCAGTTCTTCAGGTTGTTCGAAATCAACGTGTAAAAATGCTTTCTGCGGCATAGTCACTCCCGTTATCGGTACCCAGCTCTTCGCACTCGAGCAACAGGAAACGGCGTTTACTGTTCAGATCCCGGACGCGTTTGACCCGATAAGAAATATCATCGTGAACCACTTCATGATCGGCGGTAATGCCGCGGCGAAAACGGATGGTGAAATAATGCGTCACCTTATTTTCAACCTGCACAGACCCCTGATACGCTGCCGCGCCGGGTTGCGCTTTTTTGGCCCACGTCCGGATCTGCTCCGGATAAGTAGGTGACACGCCAAAATCATCCGCTGGCACATCAACGCGCCATCTGATAATGATGCGCTGGTCCAGTTCGCCCGGATCGGGCAAAAGGTATGTGGCGCAGGCCTGCGCCTGCCGGAGTTTCATAGCGGGATGTACCTGTAAGGACCGACGAGCCAGTTAAAGCTCATCGGCAGTTCGACTTTCTCAACTTCGGTGACGGTTGAGCGGTTCTCGTAGAAATGCGTCAGCAGTAGCAGCATCCCCATCCTGATGTCATCCGAGAGAATAAGCCCCTCCGGATCGTCGTCTGGCACCCCCGCCTCCGACGCATAAAGTCTCCGGTTCAGAAAATTTTCTGTCCGGGCCTGAACCGCACGCCCCAGCAGATCAAGAAACTTGTCTTCATCGGTGTAATCGTCGTCAAGCCTTAGCTGAGCCTTGATTTCCTCAGGAGAAAGCAACATAGGATCCTCCTGTGCCCGCCAGATGGCAGGCACAAAAAAACCGCTTAGCGCGGCATGGTTTGTTCAGAGATGGAGTTTATTAGCTGCTTGCAGATCCTTTACCCACCAGCGCTTTAATGGCTGAAGTGTCTTCAAGGATGCAGTCAAAGCGATGGAATGCCAGGAAGCCGGTCTGGTCGTATTCTGCGTAACGTTCAACCAGGCGCTTCAGGATCATGTAGCGTACACGACGAATAATGAAGCGGTTAAAGTCACCGCAGAACATGAATTTCTTACCTGCTCCAATGTCGTCGATCTCCTGATCGATAACATACGGTACATTCAGTACAGAGGCTGGCGCCACGCCAACAATATCCGGCAACCAAAGCGGGCGACCCTGACCATCTTCCATTTCGCTGATGAGTTTCAGGGTATTGTCATTGAAAGCGAGGCGGAATTTCGGCCCACGACGATAAGCCGGATCGATACTGTGTTTGAGCGCCAGAATTTCCTGCCATTTCACCGCCGTTGCAGCGGCTGTCTGGGTGGTTCCGGTCACAGAAACCGCCAGCCCTTTCGGTTGCTTCGGCGTACCAGCGCCAGTCCCCTGGATCAGATAGCGGGCTTCACCGCGACCAATACGTTCCGCGATGCGCCGGGCAAGATAGGCTTCCATGTCGATCGCGCTGTCCTGCAACAACTCGTTGGATACGCGGATGATTTTAGAGGTCATTTTCAGCGCTCCAAGGCTGTCCATGCCAAATTCGGTATCTTCTTCGCCAGCTTCTTCGTTTTCGCCCAGCAACACACCCATCTCAGCAGTCCCATCCGCGGTAGCCCATTCCATGGTGCGTCCATCAGAGGTCGTCAGGATTTGCGCCACGCTGGCGATACCTCCGTAAGCTTTCATCTGCTCGACCACTTTCGCGAGGAAGGTATCCGGCACGGTGTAGCCACCCTTTTCATCCGGTGCGCCCCCCTGAGCGCGCAGTTCACGAAGGGCCTTACGTTCTTCAGAGGTCAGCTCGCTGGCGCCGTGGCGCATCCATTTATCAAAAATCTGGCCGCGCTGCTCATCCGGCTTTTTACTGCTATCCTTACCCAGATTGTTGCGCTGCTCATCGCTGTTATCATCGATGTATTTCTGATCCATATCGCGCAATTCTTCTTCGCGGGCAATACGTTCATCCAGTCCTTCCAGCTCAGATTTAGCCTTATTCCATTCGGTACGCTGCTCTTCCGTCCACGGGTTATCACCGATTTTTTCATTCAGCGCGCGCATATCGGTCGCAATGGTGTTACGTTTCTGCTTCAGTTCATGCAATTTCATGTTTTTTCCTTACGCGTTTAGAAGGGTCAGGACGCGCTCACGCGCCATTCGTTGGTTAATGGCTTTCTGCAGTGCGCTACTATTGCGCGCTTCCTGCCAGGCTTTCATAGAGCGGACGGCGGAATCCGCCTCCTGGTATGCCGGATATGTCACAGGGCTGACATCCAGCAGACGGGAAAAACGAGTAATCTCACGAATGACCACACCATCCTCGTCCTGGTACCATTCCTCTCCGTCGCGGGCGACGCGAAAAGCAAAAGAGGACTGGTTAATATCTCCGCGCTGCATCGGCGCCAGCACCAGATCCCGTATGGTCTGGGTTTCGGGTGCCGTAATGTCATAACGCAGGCCTCGTTCATCAACAGTCAGTGCCAGGGTGCCGGCACTGCTGCGCCCCAGAATGAAATTAGGATCATGGTTGAACAGCGCCCGGACGTCATCCTTCAGCACCTCATCAAACGCACCGGGCCGGATGATTTCGCGAAACGAACCGAAAATTAGTTCAGAACGGCTGTCAAAAACCGAACCGTACCCGATGATCCGGCTGGGCTCGCTGTCGTGCGTTTCAGCACGCACCTCGCCGCTGTAACAGCGAATTTCTCGTTCACTCATCTTGAGTATTCTCCTGGGTTGTGGATTTGGCTGGCCGGGAGGCGTTGACGCTGACGAGCATTTCATCGAGGCCGGCTTTCGGATTCATGTCCTCAAACGCGCGCGCCTCATTGCGGCTCATCCAGCCGTCGGTGATGGCGTAGTGATAGAACTCCGCGCGCTCTTTTGCGGTCCCGCGCAGCAGACCAGCCAGGTTAAAGCGGACATAATACCCGGCCTTTCGTTCGGCGCTGGTAAATAATCGGCGGTTCAGCTCCTGTTCCCAGTTCGTTACCCACGGCATCATCGTGTAACGGACAAACTGAATCGCCTGTTCGGAGATGTTGGAGAAGGTGGCTTTTTCGAGGTCGTTGATCATATGCGCCGGCACGTTGAAAATTCCGGCAATCATTGAACGATTGAGCTTCATCATGTCGATGAGCTGAGCGTCGACCGGGGAGACTGTCAGCGCTTTATAGTCCAGTTCTGCCGGGAGCAGCATCGTCCTGTTTTCCTGGCTGCGTAGCATCGCCGTGGCTTTTTGCCACATCTCTTTCAGTCTTTTCCAGGAGCCGTCATTCAACTCCCCTTTTACTGAAACAATGCCCGCTGGTCTGGCGTTGCCGCTGAAAAAACTTTCCGTGTATTTCTGGCCGCTCATGCCCATCCCGATTGTTTCGGCGTGCTGCAGTACCGGACTGAGCCCCATTTTCTGATCGTTACCCAGCGCCCTGACATGGATCATGTCGTCAGGATTGATGGCAAAGGAACCTTCTTCGTTATAAACACCATAGGTATAACGTCCGCCAGTGTTGAGCAGCGTTGTTTCCCATGGCATACATGCTTCAAGGCCGGTCACTTCACCGGTCCGGCGGTGGCGAATTACCCGCGTGAAACCATTCCCCCAGCCCAGAATGTGCCGCTGTTTGAGCTCTCGCCACTTATAGCTGGTCTGCCAGGTGTTTGGTTCGTCATGAACCAGATAAAACGCAGGATGATCGCGGGCGGTTTCGACCTTCTTCCCGGTGCGCCGCATAACGTGCAGGGGCATCTGCGCAACATTCGACGAAATAACATAGATACAGGCATACACCGCCGCCAGTTTCATTGCCGTCCGGGGATTGACAATTACATCGCAGTTAAAAATACCGTCATTTTCAGCGGCTTCAACCGTGATCGGTACGGCAGGATTTTCCAGCGAGTTGCTTCTAAAAATGGCGTCAATCAGCATGTTTTATTCTCCTAGCTGCCAGCAGCGCCCACAGCAGCAGGCCACAACCACCAGCCATAAGAGCAACCGCCGCGCCAAATTTCAGGCAAATGCCTCCCACAATCGCGCCGAAGCCTGCCAGTCCGGCCACATCGATAATTATTGATTTCACAGGAATAACAGGTCCTCATCAGGGTCGAGATTAGAAAGGAAGTCTTTCGGCTCATTCAGCATCGCGCGGCCAACCCCCATCATCAGGCCCACTGCACCATCGATTTTGTTGCCTGCGCCTTCTTTCACCGGGCGCACAACATCGTCACTGCCAGGTAAGTACTTGCCGACAACGTTTGATATGCACCATGTCATCAGAGGATTGCCGTCATGATGGAATCGGTCAGCAGCGATTGCAGCCTCAATCTCACGCATCGGGTCGCTCATGTTGGTGTAGTTCTGGGTAATGGTGACAGGTTCAAGCCCTTCATCCTGCAACATATGAGAAAGGCCGGTTGCACCGTAGGGGTCAATTGGGCTCGCCGCTATTTTCACCGTTTTCCGTAATTTCAGAATCGCTTCAAGGATAAGGCGATAATCCACTTCTGCACCGTCTGACGGAACCAGCACGCCCTGATTAACAAAAGACTGATAACGGTCTGCAATAGTTTTCAGCGCCGGGTCCGTGGCGTAGACGGTGTCTTCCGGTACCCAGAACATAGGCGAGACGCAGTAATAATGGCTCAGGCCGTCTATTTCACGGCGGAACACCGGCACCACTGCGTTAAGGTCAAGTTTTGATGCCAGGTCGATGCCGAGATAACACTCCTCACCCGCAAAATCGGACAGTCTGAGCGTTTTGTCTGCTGCAGCCATCCACTTCTGCAGGTTGTAGTAAGCCGCTTTAGAACTCACCCATTTGTTGAAATGCTTGGTGAGTATTTTGTTGGTCTGGCCTGGCGTGGACATCGCCAGCAACTGTTTAGCCTTGAGGAATCCCTCTTTCACCGAAATATTGTAATTCGGGTTGGCTTTGATCAGCGCTTCCGGCTGTGTCCAGTCATCGTCATCATCCAGGGTATAGATGATCCCGAAAATTGCCTCGTTTTCACCACCTTCCCGGATGCGCTCCAGTATCTCGACAACCTGAGTACGTTTTTCATAGCAAGGCGAGGCAATATCAAAGCCTGCCGTGGTGATGATCAGCGTGATGGGCTGCTCCCTCGCTCCCATCCCGGTAGTCATTGTGGTGTAGAGCGCATCAGTATCATGCTCGTGATACTCATCGATGATCGCACATGATGGTGAGTCGCCATCTCCCGGGTCACCGATAATTGGCGCGAACAGGGAACCATCCGGGCGAGTCATTTTCTTCGCCCAGGGTTTGATACAGTACTTCTGACGCAACGCCGGCAGCTTTTTCACCATCGCCAGTGCAGGCGCAAAAACTTTCCAGGCTTGTTTTTCCGTTGTGGCACCACAGTAAACTTCCGCTGCGTACTCGCCATCTGCACAGAACATATAGTTACCGACGGCGGCCGCAATCGCCGATTTCCCATTTTTACGCGGCACCTCGATGTAAATCTCAGTGAAGCGGCGAAAACCGGTATCCTTGCGCACCCAGCCAAACGGCACGCCCAGCGCAAATTTTTGCCAGGGTTCAAACTCTATCCGCAACTTCCGGCGAGCCCACTCTCCGGAGGTGTGCGGCATTTTCTGGGAAAAGCGAAGGAAACGTTCTGCTTTATTTTTATCGAAGCGGTAAGGCCAACGTGGATCTTTGGCACGTTCTAGGTCGTCCAGATGTCGCTGACAGGCAAGAATGGTTAACCGGCAGGCCAGTATCTTCCCGTTCACGACGTCCCGCGCATACTGGTTCGCCGCATTGACGTTCGGATATGTAGCCATCAGTCAAACTCATCAAATTCATTCCCTTCATCATCCGGATCATTTTTTCCGCTGGTCATTCTTATGCGGCTGAGCGGGTCTAACCCGAGAAGTGAACCCAGACGGGCGAGCTGCGAAACGGAGTCATTACGGACATTGACTGCAGGGTGTTTTTTCTCACCACCCATTTCACTTGATACGGTCAGGCCGTCTTTCGAGATGACTTTTTCGGCCTCAACCATCAAGTGAAACGCATTGCAGTACGCCAGGAGTAGCGGCGCGTCTTCAAGATCAAAAACGCCCCGCTCAATTAAAATTTTGCTCTGCGTTTTCCATATACGGATCGCGATATCGCTCATTAACTCTTCCGGCGGTGCGATCCTGGTCAGTTTGCTTTTCTGGCCAGAAGGCAAATTACGCTTACGGCCACCACCGGAAGATCTCACAGCAGTACCCATCAAAACCTCCAGTTCAATAGGTTTAACCTTCCGGGAAAAAGTTTCTTATTTTGGGCGCATAAAAATTTGATGAGGCGGGCAGTCCGGAAGACGTCAGGTCACAGAGATTTGACCTCCCCTCCCCTCAGACAGTTGAGAGTTATTATCACTTCAGCCGTTCACAGGCCGTCTTCGCCTTATGACACGGCCAGCACAGACTCTGCAGATTACTGTCGGCATCAGTTCCGCCATGCGCTTTAGGGATAATGTGGTCAACAGTTTTCGCCTCACGCACCACACCGGCACGCAGACATAACTGACATAAACCTTTATCACGCTTCAGTATGCGCTCACGGATAACGTCCCACTTCGAACCATAACCGCGTTGATGACGGGATTGTCCTGGCTTGTATTGTTTCCAGCCCTCGCTTCTGTGGCTTACACAATATCCGGATGGATCTGTTGTTGTACTGCGACAGCCGCGAACACGACAGGCTTTAGGTGTTCGTGGTGGCATATAAACTCCAGTAAAAAGTCCCGCAATTGCGAAACCTCCATAATACAAATAATAAAATTTATAAAAGAGATTCTATAAGGAGTGTTAATTCAGAAAGAAACATCAATCGCTTCTTGCAACTTTATACTGCATTTAAACAAATACGCCCAATCAAGATGATCCTCCTCATATTTCTTTTGAGCAGCAAACAGCTCATTGAATAGCTGAGCCTCTGTACAGCGGTCTCCCTTTAATCCAGCCAACTCCATTTCATGGAAAATGTCAGTTAATGCTGGCTGCAAAACATTCTGCAAGTAATCATTAATCTTGGCGTTATCATGCTTCATATTTGGCATACTCTCTACCTTTTGCCTGTATGCAAAAACAGAACGTTTGACCCTCACTAACTGCATAAATTTTTCTTTATCTTTCCATGAATGCAATGTCTTAAACGCGACACACAAAGCCAATCCAGTAATTACAGCAGTGATTACTGTAGCAATAGCAGCTAACCACGTTCCTAATGCTGTCCATAACGCAATTGTATCTGAAGTGTTCATCTATCCCTCCTAAGAGGGAACTAAGATAGCATTATCACAGGTACTCAGTGAATACCTGCTGTAATTCTTACTTACCTAACCGCTCCAGCAAATCTTTCTCAAATATCCCGGTACTTTTACACTCCACCGGCTTCACCTTATCGTTACCATCGGCAGTATCCAGACCGGCAGTGCCTGTCACCATTACCGAAACATTACTGCCTTCACCGGCACTCCAGACCTGCGCGACGATACGGTAATGCTCCTGGATATTTTGTGTCTGCGGTAACAGTGAACAGTCCAGATACAACGAACTCAGTTCCGGGTCATCCCCGGTACCGGCGATAATCCCTGTGGTCTGGTCGTTAACACTGGCTGTGATGGCCTTCTCCCTGAAATACAGCGCCACGGCATTCAGCAACTCATCCGGTTTACGGTTACCGATGAATGAGGTTGATATCTGTTCGCTCATCCCTGGCTGTTGCCCGGTCTGGCTGCCCTGCTGTTGCTGCCCTCCCGTTTTAACCGGACCATACACAGTAATGCAGCCGCCAAGACAAAGTGCGGCAGCGGTGGCTAATATACGGCGCATAGTCATTACCGATAATAAAGCGTTGTACAACCGGCGAGGGACACACATACCAGGGCCAGTACGAATAATTTTGCCTTCATTAATTTTCCTTGTTATCAGGTTTCATGGCGTGCTTTTAATGACGATTCTGAACATGTTTGTCTTCCGCCCGGAGATGCAGGTGTCCATCTCCGGGTCTTTTATTTCAGACACTGCGTGCGAACGTAATCCTGCAAATATTTCAGTTTTTCCTGGTCGCTGATGATTCCGGCGCGGATATTGAAAACGTTTTGTCCAGCACCTGGAGAGAGTTCGACGGTGGCAGCATTGCCCACGCGGCGGGTACTGGCGGTTTTGGTTGTGGTTGTGGTTGTGGTTGGCACTGTACAGCGTCCTTCGACTCGCACCCGGCTACCAGCAGCAAGGCGGCGCTGCAAATCAGTATTCCTATTTTGTGCATCAGCTAGTTCCTTTGTGTATTTTGCATCGAGGGCGGCAACGTCACGCTGGCGCTTCGTCATGTCGGTAATTGTCTCGTTCGCCAGCTTCAGGTTGTGAGTAGCAGTATCACGCTGGTACTTGTAAGTGATAGCGTTATTGCGGTAGTGATTTGCCAGCCGACCGGCAACAATTAGCGAGACGAGCAACAGGCCAACAAACATCGTTTTCCAGTTGAACATCATGACAGGAACAGAGCACGCTCCGCCTCACGCCGACGGGTAAGCCCGTTCAGTACTTTGCCACCAGCCTTATTCCAGCGCAGGAACTCATCAGCGGCGCCGGCGTAATCACCAGCGTTTAGCTTCCGCAGCAGAGTTGATGAGGATAATGTCCGGGCGCCGAGGTTGTACGCGAACGACACCAGCGCATCAAACTGGCCTTGCGTCAACTTGACCTTAACCAGTTTGGACACATCATTTTCATAACCGACTAAACCAGTTTTAAGCAAGCGCTCGGCAGTAGCCTCGTCAATCATCATTCCGGGCTTAACTGGCTTACCGTCAACAGAGTGGGTCCAGCCATAACCAATCGTCCAGGGATCTCCCCCCGTTCCCGGGTCCGGATAAGCTGTCAGGCTACAACCTTCAAACTCTTTGATTAGGGTAATGCCTTTTTCACTGATTCTCATCATTAACCCCTGCACGTTTTTTGAGTGCGCTAATTGCGATTTCGCGCAGCTTGTCCACACCGACAAAGCCAATAATTCCGCCAACGAAAGGCGAAATGGAAACCGGCAGGCCTACCACATCAAGCGCACTGGTGACACATAAGGAAAGAGCGCCACACAGGACGCCCTCAAGCCATTTATTTTTACGGGTGGCGCCGTCGTATATCAGTCGGCCGTAGGCAATGAGTCCGGCCATTAACGCCCCAAGTATCTGGGGCCACGCATTTTTGAGTCCGGTCAAAACCGCAGCCCAGAATTCAGGAGTCTTGTCATTCATTTTCATAAGCCTCACCTCCGATGATTTCGGATGGTAACTAGAGTGAGTGAAATGGTTGGGTTGCAGGGTTTAATATCTTGTAAAACAGGATTGCCTGTGGTTGCAGAATCTGAAAGTAAAATCACGCAGAGTACAATTTTAATGGAGGTGAGGCACAAATACTGCAAATTTAGCTTTTAGCTTAATTGATTGCGTGCTGAGTGAATTCTGTTTGACAAAAACATGCTATTTATAGAATGTTAATTCCATGTAATAAAAAGGATGTGTAACTCATCATGCCAGCAGGAATTAAACCAATATTTATCAATAATATGATGTCAACATATGGATTATCCCATCCTCATGACAGCAAGGTATTTCCAGACCTTCCAGAACACCAAGATAATCCTTCGCAATTACGCCTCCAACATGATGGTCTTGCTACCGATGATAAAGCCAGGCTGGAACCAATGTGTCTTGCTGAATACCTTATCTCTGGACCAGGAGGAATGGACCCTGATATCGAAATTGATGATGATACCTATGATGAATGCCGTGAGGTGCTATCACGCATACTTGAAGATGCATACACTCAAAGCGGGACATTCCGCAGACTGATGAATTATGCCTACGACCAGGAATTGCATGATGTAGAACAACGCTGGTTGCTGGGAGCCGGAGAAAACTTTGGTACTACCGTAACTGATGAAGACCTGGAGAGTTCAGAAGGCAGAAAAGTGATTGCCCTCAACCTGGATGATACAGACGATGATTCAATACCAGAGTGTTATGAAAGTAATGATGGCCCACAACCATTTGATACAACACGCTCATTTATTCATGAAGTAGTACACGCGTTGACTCACCTTCAGGACAAAGAAGATAACAATCCAAGAGGCCCGGTAGTCGAGTATACCAATATCATTTTAAAAGAGATGGGTCACACATCACCACCAAGAATCGCCTACGAATCTAGTAATTGACACTCATCAAAAAATGCAAAATCCCACGATGCTACAACACAGTAACCAGTTCAGGTCAGCAGTCCATAGACACTGGCTCCTGTCAGGATGCCACCTGCTAACCCAGTACCGGAAATCGGATCGGACATTCATCCCCCTCTGGTTGTGTGGGTCCTCTCAGTTATGAGGGGAAATAAAAAAGGCCGCCGAATGGCAGCCTCAAATGGAATATGTATTAAATTGGAGGTTCTAACGGTCCCGCCAGAATCTCAGCCTCTCCGTTGTGACAAATGTCATCGCCCTGCGTCAGATGCCAGACACCAATAATAGTCTGACCAGTTTCCAGATCCTCGGTTACGCCGTGGGTGTAGTAAGCAACCTGAACCCTGCCGTTGTGCTGTATCCAGTAGAAGCCTTCTTTCATTCTAATCTCTCCTCTTCTTAAGAGGAGTTTAGCTATTGGGATTGCAGGTTGGCGTTAGAAATACTAAATCATCAATGAAGTATTTCTCTGGTCCGCCATCGAGGATTCGAACCCCGAACCACAGAGGTAGAAGCTCCGTGCTCTTTCCAGTTGAGCTAATGGCGGAAAAAATTGACCAGTGAAGTCCACTGGTCATGGGTCATGCAGTTGTCTCTGCGAAACGGGTGTATCCCCACCCAGTGTTTTCAGTATCGAGAGCATTATCAAATGCCATATTAACTATAGCATCGCAGAAAAAAGTCATACTGATAATTCCCAATGACGCACTTCTGAAAGGCTCTATGGTTGTATTGCGTTGTACATAGCGCAAAAAATACCGATTGGCAGACTTAGAAATGGAAAACCCCGCACGATGGCGAGGCTTGAATTTGTTTGGTCGACGATTGAAGCTATGGCGACGATATCAGATTTACATAAAATATAGCCGTTTTAATCCAGTTTTGCAATCACCACGTCGCCAGCTTTTCAGCAAGCAAATCCCTTTTAATGACTATCCAGCCGCTATCGCGTAATCCGCTCAATATCTGCTCTACTTTTCCAACGAACATGTCTGGACCAACCTGCCGAATGTCTTTGACGTTACCATCGCGGATCTTAATCAGAAGGTCGATGTTAAGCATGTCGACGGCAGGCTGAACCTGGCGTGTTGGCGATGGTAGTGTCTGACTGAAATAGCAATCCTCCAGTTTTTCGAACACCTCCCAAGCCTGATCTGTTTCGAGCATCTTGGCGTGGCGGGCAGCGCCGCGTTCTGTCCAGAGGATTAGGGAACGGGCATTTTTACCAACTAACCCGATTGTTTCGGGTCTGTTCTTGAACTCGCGTAATTCGTTTTTTTCAATTTTAAAAAAATGCTTTCCTACAACGAATCGCGTGGTGTTGTTCAGAAAGTTATCAGAAATGTTTTTGATTTTTGTGCCGTATAAGTGCGCCAAAAGTTCGGTAGTAATAACGGGAATTTGGTTATGGGTAATCGGGGAAAGAGTTTCGACAGAGATTTGAGTGGTCATAATGACGCCCTCCGGTGATTGTTTTGTTTATCACCACCGCCGACGCCAATCGGATTGGGTGGTGAGACGTACAGGGTTGGCGTAACCGGATCACCGACCGGCGAGCCTTTCGGCTCCCCCATACGCCCCACCATAATTCAGATGCGCGTATACAAACGACAATAAAAAACACGCTCGCGGCGTGTCTCTGTCGCGGTGAAATTCCGGGACGCCAATCCCGACGCCAGATTTTGCTGGCGTACTGGGAATATAGCCCCGGATAACTGTTTGTGTCAATTAAGTGCGTATAGGTTGAAAGCCACCTGTTCCGAACGCGACTCCGATACACTCAAAAGAGACGCCTGATCAAGACGCAGAAATATCGCGCGCATGGTCAGCCAGTGTCTGGTGAAGGTTTCTGACCAGTTCTTTTCGCTAACGCCTACCAGTCCCGCTAACTCTTTATATTGATAAACCTCACGCCCGGCTAATTCAGATTTGACATCCTGTGCCGCCAGCCAGATTAATGCCCGGAGTCGTTCCTGTGTTTTACCGGCCATCTTCTTTCCGTCGAGTTGCGCCGCAAACACACTCCAGCCCCACTGTGTTATCTCGACCTGGTGTTCCCAGCAGGTATTCTCACTGTAATTCCACAACAACCACGCCTTGTAGTGTTCATCGAGTGAAAGAACCGCCCGGCGCCATGAGGCAGTGGAATATTCCACAGGCTTCACCAGCGGGATAGCGCTTCCTTTCGCCAGCGACTGCTTGCCGGGGATTGGCGGGTTATTTAACGTTATCCAGCTTTCTGTTTCCTCGTCCCAGATACGCTGTTTTTTTCGGGGATAGTTTTTCGTGTCGAATTGCGCGTTCTCCAGCCAGGCCAAAAGCTGCCCTTTAGTCTCCCCGCTTAAATCGGCTGTCGCTACCATTAGCTGCTCACGTACATACTGGAGGTATTGAGTGTTCATTGAGTAAATCCTGTGAACTGATAAATACGAACAAAATTGCGCAGGATGCGGTAGTCAACCAACACCGACCCCGGACGGCGGTAAATGCGGAGGCGCTGCCAGCGCATGCGGAGTATCTCGATCAGTTCTGGTTTCATGCGGCCTCCAGCTTTTTTAGCGCACGCAGATCCGCCAGAGCCGCGAGCCTGATTTCCTTCAGCTCCTCGACCGTCCAGCGGTGCGGGGTGTTATTGTTCTCGAGTGCCAGCACCGCCGCCTCACCGTAACGCTCAACCAGCGCGGCACGATATGCTTCGATGTTCCCTGATTTGTAGACGTTGCAGACATCACACTGAAGATGGATGTTGAAGCGAGTGAAGCGCAGATGCCCGGCGGCGGCCGTACTCCTGTAATGGCCTGCATGCCATGCGAATGCCGTCTTCGTTCCACAGGAGATGCAACCGAGTCCTTCTGCCAGTTCGGTTTCGCGGCAAATGTCGTTTACGGCGCGCTGTGTCAAGTCAATCCAGTGCTTCAGCGGTTTAACCGCGGCTTTCCGCTGGCGCCAGGCGGCGCGTTCTTTTTTCTCAGCGGCGCGCTGAAGGGATTGCGCCTTACGTTGCGCGTCTTCGCGAGCTTTTCTGGTCTGCTCTTTGCCGACGGCGCTGGCGCACTGGTACGAGCATACAATCTGCCCCTCTCGCATCGGGTGAAACCACTGGCGGCATTCTTTGTTTGCACACTTACGGCGCGGTAATTTAGCCATGTTCACCCCCAGACCCGGTTACGCCAGCGGTTATCCGGCCTGGCCGATTTGCTGGAGGTAGGAAGAAACGCGCTAACTGTCCAGGTGGTGTAATCCGGATTGAGGCTACGCTCAGTTTTGACACCGCGTGCCCGATACCGAGCCACCAGCTCATCGGCCTGCTCGGTTGTGCAGTCGTGATGATGGAACCAGGAGTATTTCATCGTCATCACCCCGCAAAGCTCATGAGCTGGGCGGCGGCGTTCTCGGCCTCGCGCTGAGTACGGAATGTACGTGATAAAATCCACCGCCAGAGCACATCAAGCGCGGATTTATACAACTGCTGAAATTCGACCTCATCCATGCTGGAAAAAGCGATGCTGCGGGGATGTTTGCGGAGGGTACCATCAGGTAGCTGGATGGCGTCATAGTGACCAGCCTCAACCGTCACCCATGCGCGGTATGCATCGAAAGATTTACAGAGGCTAATTCCGTTTGTTACCCGGCGGTTTGCAATCTGTTCCAGATACTGTTCAGCCGCATCCAGTAATGCGCAATCATTCCCGCCATATGCAGCGAGAAACTTTGCATAACCGTTTACCAGTTTGCGCTCATTGGCAGAAATGGCGCCGCCGGTGGGTTCCCAGTATTCAAACCCAAGATTAAGCAACGCGAAAAAGCGGCGATGGAATGCAGGATTCCTCACCTGACGGAACTCAGCCACCAGCACGGCACCGAGTTTAATTTTTGATTGCAGAATATCGCTGGTCTCCGGCGTCGCGGGGATCAGGATTCCAGATGACTGCTTGATGAGTTGTAATTCGTGCGCCATGGTATTCTCCGTGGCGCAGAAGGTTAACGGTTGTTCAGGCCGTTGATTTCATATTATCAGAAGGTGATGTTACCCGGTAGCCGAGACGGCGAATAAAATGCATAAAACCGTTGGGAGTAAAAACTTCTTCATCATCCAGCAAAGGACGCATAGATACCATGCCATTTACACGATAGATAAGATGCCTGCCTGATGATGGAAAGCTAAACACTACGCAGCCATCAGATCTTCTTACAATGTCATACCAGCTATCTTCTGACTTTTGCAAAGCTGAATTACTCAATTTTTGTTCTCCCTTCAGGCGATGTACAGACGCGGTTAAAAATTGTCGGCAGCAGCATCAAAGGGATACGCAAATTGCGGTATTCTGAAAAATGCGCGCCAGTATTAAGCGCAATGTTAATAAAACCAGTCGTCAGCGCTTTCCCACGTTTCCTGCAGAATGCTCTGTATACGTTTTTTATCGCCATCAGCAGCACCGACGATACTCAGCCCATCCTGACTACCGCGACGGATGGTTAAGTTGCAGTTTTCATACTGATTCTGGAGACGGGTAATTAATTCTTTTTCCAGTGCAGGAACTGCCCCTTCCGGAAGCTGTTTTGTCCGGCTGATAACAAGCTCAATTCTCATAATTCCCTCTACACTTAACTACTGTATATAAACACAGTATACCTGTTAGAAAGAATATTCAAGACATGAATAGCACTTTTTGCAAAAGCTAGCGTGTTGTTTCATATCAGATTTCAGGCGGGAAAACCCGTCGCAGCGTACTCGAGTTTCTGAGTCGTGATATTCACACCGAAGGTATGGTAGAAATAACCATGGCTCTTTTTACGCCATATCAACACTATGAATAAGATGGCAAAACTGAAATGTACAAAACCATATAGAGTTTTAATATGAAAATTTCATCTTCTACGCCTTGTTTAAACTTTGCTCCACAGAAAGAATATTCTGCTGCCGTTGTTCCTCATCCTTCAAAGAATGCCTATGCGGATTACGTTTTGGAGACAGGTAAGCGAATACCGTTTTCCGCCGCAGATTTAAGCAACCTCTACCAAAGTGTCATTTACGCTGTCCACAGTAGTCGTAGCAGGCTCATCGATCAGCACACGGCCAATATGATCGGTAACACTGTACTTGATGCCTTAAGCCGATCACAGACCTTTCGTGATGCCGTAATCTATGGCATCCATAATAAGGAAGTGCAACTTGGCTGCATCACATACAGAAACGAATACGAGATCAACGAAGATTCCCCCGTCGGGGTTGATTCTATTCACTTACTGACGCATAGCGAATTGTATGAATACGAGGCTGGTCAAGAGCCAATTTTACCTATTTGCGAGGCGAGAAAAGATGAACACGAGGAAGCCTATATCAGTTTTAGTGCGGCGCCAGACACTGACTCGTGTGAGATGCCCTCATGGCAGGAAGGGCTAATTCACGAGATCATTCATCATGTTACTGGAGCCGGCGATCCATTAGAAGATGGTAATATTGAGCCAGGACCCACTGAAATTCTGGCACGCCGTATAGCACAAGAATTGGGATGGTCAATCCCTGAGTTCACCGGGTATGCTTCCCCGGATCGTGTAGCTCATCTTAGGACGCGCAATCTTAATGCCCTTCGCCAAACGGCGACACGGCATGAAGATAATGAGGAAGCTTTTTTCGAAAGGCTGGATGTGATTAGCGAAGGATACGAGGCGAGCGCTGATTTCACAGAGTATCCTGTTATGTCTGACATGGTGAAGGAGCTGAACAAACCACATGATTTTCCCGGGTTAGTTATCAATGATAATACAATGGATGCAGACCCAGACCAGATCCAACTGTATCATGGTCAACCTTATATTTTCACCTTCGTAGACAAACATAATCAGCGCTGACGTACCTTTACAGCTATAATCACTACTCATCCATTTTTACAGATAGTGTAGTGGTCTCCATCAAGTTCATCCTCAGTTTTCTCGATGAATTTATTCTTGCGAATCTCAGAAACGCTGACCTCCCGCGCCTCCAGTTCTGCTATGCGCTTCTCTGCTTCACGCAGCCTGTCATGCAGGCTATTGCTCTCCCGGCAAAGTCTGGCCTTGATTTGAACGTCCGTAGCGTTCTGCTTCCATCCTGCTTCCAGTTGCTCCCGCGCCTGTCGCATATCATCACGCAGCGCAAGTGCCACGGCCTCTATTGCGTCTTTTTCCCGTTGGAGCTGAAGATTCTCATCCAGCAGCGCCAGCACAACCTGCGGTGTAACCTTCACACGAAACGCAAGCAATTTCTGCGGCGTTGCTACTGTCTCTATTGCTACAGCCGCTTCACGCAGCGCCTGTTTGTCGATGTTGCTCATTGGGCGGACTCCTGTTAAATCAGACCGGCGTCTTTGCGTTGTTTGTATTTCGCCATTAACATCTCGGCTGGCGTTGGACCGCGATCCCGCGACGGCGCAGCTAAAGCGCGACGAACAGGCGGTATGGGTTTACCTGCAAGAGCCCGCTTTTCCCAGTCATGCAGGATGTCGCCAGCGGTCCGGATAAGTTCCTTTTCACTTAATTGCCCCTCAGTTCCACGGCGGCGCAGCTCCAGGCAGACGTGGTAATACAGCGGATTTTTATCTCTCCATGGGAACTGCTCACTGGTCGGATAACGGAAAACAAGCTTCCGCCAACGCCAGTATTCGCCCATGATGTCGTCAACACTGACCCCTAGCGCTCCACTCCCCTCACGGCACCACGCTACAAACTGTCCCGGCGATGGCAGAAACGGACGCTCCTGACGGCGGGCGACACGCATTCCGGCAGCTACTTGTTCCATGGTGGTAATGCCATTCTCACGGAAGGCCAGAACCCACTGGCGCCGGATTTCGTTCATCTCGGCCTGGCTGCGATTAGCCGTGGTAGCAGGGAACGCGGCCATAAGCTGGCTGAACACGTTGTTGATGACCTTAGCAACCTGCTCAACTTGCGGTTTATCGTCATGCTGTTCCGGCATGTTGTTGGCAATACGGCGCATCTGCTCACGGTCAAAATTAACCATCTGCACAGCAATGTTTTTCATAGCTCCACTCCGTAAATCCAGTCAGTGTTATTCAGGTCAAGTTTTGGCTTAGAGGCAGTTGTGCCAGTCTGTTGCTTGTTGCGGTTGATATCGAGTTGAGTCCACTTTTCGCGGAGCTTTGCCGGGCTAATGACGTTGCCAGCCCAGAAGCTGTCATGGCACGCCCAGCGAAACAGCACGCACATGTCGCGATGTGTTCGTCCGTCACATTCACGCATCAGGCGTATATCGTTAGCCCATCCTGCCAGGTTAGGTTTTCTGGCTGATGGAGAAATGGTTTTTATCAGGTCAAACATCCACTCGGCAGCAGTTAGGTCTTCAGCAGTTCCCCACTTGTTGCCTCTCTGAATCGCTGCATCGGGTTTTAGAACATGAGGTTTCTTTCCTGGCTTGTCAGAGGATTCGTCAGAATTCTCGGACGTAGATCTTTTAATATTGTCTTTTGTTAGTTTGTCTTTTGTGGTTAGCAACTTCTGCTTAGGTGCGTTAGCAACTTCCGCTAAGGTTTTCTTAGCAGGTTTAGCTAATGTTTTGCAGAATCCGTTATTTTTAGTTTGCCACTCGGAAATATGGATATTCATACCAACCCTGCGGCCTTCCTGAATCAGTACCTTCTTCCTGATCAGACTGTTTTTTGCTGTCGAGCAATGGGTATGATGCTTCTGAATCATCTCCTCTAGCTGCTCGTTGCTGATCCAGTCCATTTTCTTGTTGTATCCATACGTTTTGCGCCATACGGCCATCAGAATGCACAGCTCAGTCTCCGGCAAACCAGAACACATCACGGCATCCAGAAGTTCATTTGCCAGGCGCGTATAGCCATCATCGAGATCTGCCACGCGCGGCTCCTTAGGTGCCACGTCAGGCACAGGAAAATTGATTACTTCGGCAGTGTTTGCCATAATTACTCCTGTGAATTGATCCAGTTAATTCCACCTGAAAGCCGTTGGTGTTCGAGCACCGCGGCTTTCGCCTTTTTGGTTGTTGCCATTTTCAGTCCCACCCCAGCGGCTCAGGCTGCATACGCACTGCTTTCATCCCAATGTCCGCTAATGTTTCCACCGAAAACAGATAATCACGGCGAACAAGTACCGCTCCCGGTGGAGCAAGCTGAATACCCAGCTCCGCCAGAAACCGACAAAACTGTTCAACATGACCGCCTTTACCTTTCCAGCGGCTGATGGTTGACTCATCAATGCCGATAGCGTCAGCTACCGGCTTCTGCCCAACCGATGCAAGCTGATTGAGAATTAAGCTCTCCATCTCAACCGGCTTTAGTTTCGGTAGCTCGGAGTTGCGTGCTATTGCGTTCTCCATGGGTAAATATCCTCTATGGTTATTTGGCTGACGCCTCTTGGCTTGGTAAGCCATCGGTTGGGTTTGGGTAGATATCAGGGCGCAGTTCGTGAGGTGTGATGCCCGTTATCTTGAAAATCGGTAATACGCGGCCTGGTGGGACAGCACCGTTGTAACGTGTCTTCCAGCGGCTTACCGACATGGGTTTAATACCCAGTAAGGCCGCAAGATTGCTGGCATTACCTGCTTTTTTGATGGCTTTCTCTAATCCGTTCATGATGGTCTCCAAAAGATACACGAACAAATTAAGCCTTAGACTTAAAATTAAATCAAGTCCCAGGCGAATTTTATTTTATAAGCAAAAGGCTTATTCTTCTGACATGACAGAGAAAAAATTACTTAACCCGATTCTTGTAGAGCGTCTGACAGAATTAACGCGACGTGGGATGACAAAGTCTGATATGGCTAGGATTGCGGGAATAACTCCGCAGTCCGTTAACGGCTGGTTCAAAAAAGGTGCTATGAGCAAGGAGTCAGCGCTCGCTGTAGCAGATGCTGCTGGCGTATCAGTTCCGTGGCTGCTTGGTGAGGATGTCGGAGAGAAAGACGGACTTAAACCTGACGAACAGCGCCTGCTTGAGCTCTATCGCCAGTTGCCCGAGGAAGAGCAGCAGAACATGATGAGAGTTTTCTCTCTGAGGCTGAAAGAGCTGGACGAGTTGTACGCGAAGTACATGAGCCGCAGGATAAAAGGTGAAGGCGAATAATCACTTTTAAAATAAAGAGTTAATATAAATTAGATTTTATTGTGCTCTTTTCCCGGTCCGGTTACCAGCCTTCATCAAGTGCCTAGACGGGCATTTTCATAATGTTATTTTTTATAACTGAATCATAGACAAATACACACAGGATACGATAATGGATAATGGACGTGTTGAAGCTACTGATAGGCCAACAGAAATGATTGCCAGCAATACAAAATACCTAGTTTGGAACAACAAAGGGGGCGTGGGAAAAACTTTCCTGACGTACAACCTTGCAGTGGAGTTCGCAATTTCCCATCCAGACCAAGATGTTGTGGTTATCGACGCTTGTCCGCAATCAAACGTTTCTGAAATTATCCTTGGTGGCAATGGTACTGGTGAAGAAAACCTAAACTACCTTCGTGATAGGAATGTGACTATAGCTGGCTATATCAAAGAACGATTCAGTAAATCTCCGTTATCTCGTTTAGGAAATGAATCCTCTTACTTCGTTCGAGCACATACTGTTAACTCGAAGATGCCTGAGAATTTATACATCCTTCCAGGTGATGTCGATCTTGATATTTGTTCTCGTCTGATATCTCACATCGGCTCATCACCAGTTAAAGAAGCATGGAAGAAAAGTCGTTCTTTGTTAGTGGACTTAATCGCATCACTCGAAGCCGATAAGAGTATTTCTGACAGGGCAAAAACTTTCTTTATTGACTGCAACCCAAGCTTCGCAAGCTACACTGAGTTAGGTGTGGTCGCCGCAAACAGAATAATCATTCCTTGCACAGCAGATGCTGCATCAATTCGGGGCATAAAAAACCTTGTTAAGCTCATTTACGGTGTATCAATAGACAAGTCAGAACAAGACGAGATGTTCCTTGATTTCAATAAAGAAGCTATCCAAAACCTTATTGAGCTCCCTAAGTTACATCTTTTTGTACAGAATCGTTCCCGTACTAACGAAAGTGATGCAGCTAAGGCATTTAAATCACATGCAGAAGAGATCAAACGAATCACCGATGATCTTTTGAAAACTCACCCTCATCTATTCACTAGCGGAAATCTTTCTGAAAGAGTTCAAAATGTGAAGGATGGCAACACGCTTGCAGCTATTATTAACCATGAAGGGTGTCCGTTAAGTAAACTACAGCACAAAAGCTATACCATCTATGGTATGGCTACTCAAGCCAACAAAGCTCAGATTGAAGCGCTAGAATCTGACGTATCTACAGTTGTTAAATGTTTATAATTTTGGATAACTAATTCAGGATTGAATATTCAAAATACAGTGGAAATGCAATAGCGGCTTTACTTACACGGCAACAATAATTTAACCCGGCCACTGTGCCGGGTTTTTTATTGCCCTTTTCTTACCATAGCGGCCGCATCCCGCAATACACCCTTGTGAATGACGTTTCCCACTGCTCTGCGCTTAGCCTCCAGACTATCTACAATCGCATCGCGGCTGATCACTACGCCGTCGATTATCAATTCGACCACTGCGCCGCCAATCTCACCCGCAATGAATGCTGCACGGTCTTCTTCCAGCTCGTCACGATCCATAACCACCCCATTTTTGGTGATTTTGTAACCATAAGCATCTCCTAAATCAACGTGTCAGTCAAAAAATAAGTCTAAAACTTAACAAATACATTCGTCTTAAGCTTGACATAGTTTAAGTCTCAGGCTTAATATAATTCCATAGCAACAACGAACCACCCAGGCAGGACGCCCACGAAGTAGCCGTCCGGGGCATACGAAGACCGGAATGAGGTGGAAAAGTTAACGCGCAGAAGGTTTAAAACGTTCCGCTGGCCGGCGATAAGGCACGAGGATGAGAATGATTGATTTCGCACGTAAACCAGCTCGACAGCAGGCCGTCCCGCTCAACCGGATTGAGGTTTTAATCCGCCGCCTCTGCTACCTGCTGGCGCAGAAAGGAGATCCGGATGCATAACCAAAAGACATGCGCTTACCACCTGTGTGGAAAGACGATTGAGCAAGGCAAAGAAGTAAAAAACGAGCTGACGCTGATTCGCGGCGCGCAGCTGACACATGAAGAGCGCGATTACTGCTCTGTACGTTGTGCCTCATACGACCAGATGGCGCACGAAAGTTAACGTAAAAGCCGCGCAAGGCGGCCCATACGTCCGGTGACACCGACCAAAGTTCCACCGGAAAACTACACAAAAAACCAAAGTTCACCCAATGGGCGCTATCTCTGGCCCGGGGATCTTACATCTAAAAAAGAGGATCTCACATGGAATTTTTCTATGTAGTAAAAGCTACGCAGAAATCCGGAAAGCAAGATGCGACGGTCTGGTTCACTGCAAAATCAGAAGCGCGCGCCAACCTTATGCTGGATGTCGTTCTGGAAGATGCTGAAATTGAAACCGGCCGCGGTAAGGATTATGCAAGGCCGATCCGCACCAATTTTCCGGTAGTCAACGAGCTGCCGCCGGAAGGTGAAATAAGTTTTACCTTCACTAATTATTATCGCCTCGGTGAAGATGGCATGACTTGGGAACAAATCCCCGGCGTCACCCTGCCATCATCTGAAGCCGCCGCCGTGGCCCGCCAGCACATCGTTGACGGTGTTGATACCGAAACAGGCGAAGTGCTGGAAGACCACACCGAAAATTTTGGTAACGAAAGCAACAGCCCTGACCAGGCAACAGCCCCAGCCCCCGAGCTGACTGTTGTCGCAACTATGCCTCTCCGTCACCGCGTTCTTGCTCAGTACATAGGTGAAGGTGAGTATCTTTATCACGTCGACGCCTCCCAGAAAAAAGAAATTCTGCGTCTCGAAATGGACACCGATAATTCATATGTCCAGAACCTGCTGCTTGCCGCCGAGAATGTTGAAGCGTTCAAGAAAGCCATTGAACATGACATTCACAAAATAGTGAATGCCGTTAAAAAAGTATTCCCTGTCGATGGAAAAACTCCTGAACTGGCGACTGTTATCCAGTTCCTTAAAACATGGTTCGAAACGGAGCATATCGATCGCGGTTTGCTCGTTAAGGAGTGGGCGAAAGGCAACCGTGTATCGGCTATTCAGCGCACTGAAAGCGGCGCCAACGCTGGCGGTGGCAATAAGACTGACCGTAACCCTGATTACGAACACACTCTCGATACTCTGGACGTAGAGATTGCAATGGCCACTTTGCCTATGGACTTTAATATCTATGAGCTACCTGGCAGCGTTTACCGTCGCGCAAAAGAAATCGTAAAGAAAAAGGAAAGTCCGTTCAAAGAATGGTCCGCAGCCCTTCGCGCAACGCCCGGTATCCTGGATTATTCCCGCGCCGCTATTTTCGCGCTGATCCGAAGCGCACACCCTGAGTTTTATCACTACCCCGGACGCCTTCAGGGGTATATCAACGCCAACTTAACGGAGACTGATCACGAGAACCCCACCGAGGAAGCTCTCACGGCTGCCCGACACACTCCGGAAAAAGACGCGGTAGAAGAAGCCAACCGACAGCTTGCCGCCGCGCGCGGTGAATATGTGGAAGGCATCAGCGACCCGAACGACCCAAAATGGGTGAAAACCGGGACAAGCCAGCCGACCACCGAACCTGAACTGGTTAAAAATGTTGGCAACGGTATTTTCGACGTGTCCGCTTTAATGCAGAACTCATCAACTCATGGCACAGAAACGAATCCGGAGACCACCAGCAATGTGCAGGTTCAAAAAGCTGACAGTGATGAAAAACAGGCTGGTGATGCGGTGCAGGCAGGCGAAGGCGATCTGGGTACTGGTAAAGAAGCAGTTACCGTAGAGAACCAGAATCAGGCTGAGACGCACCAGAACAACGATTCTGTGAGCCAATCTGAACCTGAGGCGCAACAAAACGTACCGGAATCGCAACAAGAAGAGCCAGAAGCAGCCTGGCCGGAATACTTCGAGCCGGGCCGCTATGAAGGTGTACCAAACGAGGTTTACCACGCCGCCAACGGGATCAGCTCAACTCAGGTGAAAGATGCTCGCATGTCGCTGATGTACTTTAACGCGCGTCACGTAGAGAAGACTATCGTCAAAGAGCGCTCTCCAGTGCTTGATATGGGCAACCTGGTACATGCTCTGGCTCTACAGCCGGAAAACCTCGAAGCGGAGTTCAGCGTAGAGCCGGAGATCCCTGAGGGTGCTTTCACCACCACCGCCACCCTGCGCGAGTTCATCGACGCGCACAACGCCAGCCTGCCAGCGCTGCTGAGTGCTGACGATATCAAAGCGCTGCTGGAAGAGTACAACGCCACCCTGCCGTCGCAGATGCCGCTTGGAGCTTCGGTAGATGAAACCTATGCATCGTATGAGCAGCTTCCCGAAGAATTCCAGCGCATTGAAAACGGCACCAAACATACAGCCGCGGCGATGAAAGCCTGCATCAAAGAGTACAACGCCACCCTGCCCGCGCCGGTTAAAACCAGCGGCAGCCGTGACGCGCTGCTGGAGCAACTGGCAATAATCAACCCTGACCTGGTCGCTCAGGAAGCGCAAAAATCGTCGCCGTTGAAAGTCTCTGGCACGAAGGCCGATCTGATTCAGGCCGTGAAATCAGTCAACCCGGCAGCGGTATTCGCCGACGAATTGCTGGATGCGTGGCGGGAGAACACCGAAGGGAAAGTGCTGGTCACCCGCCAACAGCTCAGCACCGCGCTGAACATTCAGAAAGCCCTGCTGGAGCACCCGACCGCCGGCAAATTGCTGACTCACCCAAGCCGCGCTGTCGAGGTGAGCTATTTTGGGATTGATGAGGAAACCGGGTTGGAAGTTCGGGTACGCCCTGACCTTGAGCTCGATATGGGCGGCCTGCGCATTGGCGCCGACCTGAAAACTATCAGCATGTGGAACATCAAGCAGGAAGGCCTGCGTGCGAAGTTGCACCGTGAAATCATCGATCGGGACTATCACCTGAGCGCGGCCATGTACTGCGAAACTGCGGCGCTGGACCAGTTTTTCTGGATTTTCGTCAACAAAGACGAGAACTACCACTGGGTCGCCATCATTGAGGCGTCTACCGAGTTGCTGGAACTTGGCATGCTGGAATACCGCAAAACAATGCGAGCGATAGCAAACGGCTTCGACACTGGTGAATGGCCAGCGCCTATCACAGAAGACTACACCGACGAACTGAACGATTTTGATGTGCGCCGCCTTGAAGCGTTGCGCGTACAGGCATAAGGGGAAAATCATGGAAAACACAAATATTGTTACCACTGAGCAGCAGGCACCAAACACCATTTCTGCCAGTAACGCAATTTTTAACGTTCAGGCACTGGGTCAGTTAACAGCTTTCGCTAACCTGATGGCAGACTCACAGGTGACGGTACCGGCACACCTTGCAGGGAAACCAGCCGACTGTATGGCTATCGTCATGCAGGCTATGCAATGGGGCATGAACCCTTACGCTGTGGCTCAGAAAACACACCTGGTTAACGGTGTTCTTGGTTACGAGGCACAACTGGTCAACGCAGTAATCGCAAGCTCCAGTGCCATTCATGGCCGTTTTCATTACCGCTATGGGGGTGACTGGGAGCGCTGCACCAGGACACAGGAAATCACACGCGATAAAAACGGTAAAAATGGGAAGTACACCGTCACTGAGCGCGTTCGTGGCTGGACGGATGAGGACGAGATCGGCCTGTTCGTTCAGGTTGGTGCCATTCTGCGAGGTGAATCTGAAATCACCTGGGGAGAACCTCTTTACCTCTCCGGCGTTGTTACCCGCAATTCTCCGCTATGGGTTTCAAACCCTAAACAGCAAATTGCCTATCTGGGCGTTAAATATTGGGCTCGCCTGTACTGCCCGGAAGTGATCCTCGGCGTGTACAGCCCTGATGAGGTTGAGCAACGAGAAGAACGCGAGATTAACCCTGCTCCAGTCCAGCGCATGAGCGTACAGGAAATCACCAGCGAGGTTAGCACCAGGACCAGCGCGCAGGAGTCGGCAGCTAACGTTGATGCTGTTGCCGACGATCTTCGCGAACGCATTGATACAGCAAGTTCCGTTGATCAGGCAAAAGCAATCCGTGCGGATATCGAATCACAGAAAGCGTTGCTGGGGACTGCGCTGTTCACCGAATTAAAAAACAAAGCAGTGAAGCGCTATTACCAGGTCGATGCACAGAACAAAGTCGAGGCAGTGATCAACTCAATTCCAAACCCTGGCGAACCGGAAGCCGCAGAGATGTTTGCTAAAGCTGAAAGCACGCTTGGCGCTGCTAAACGTCATCTTGGCGACGAACTGCACGATAAGTACCGCGTCACCCTGGACGATATGAAACCGGAATACATCGGCTAATTGCATCGGGAGGGGTTACGCCCTCCCGCCTGAGGAGGTTTTATGCGCCTTATAAATCGCAGTAAGCAATCGCCATTGGGCCGTCGCGCATGTGATGTTGCACTGGCAGCGCATCATGAGAAGTTCGGCGATTACGGCAGACAAAAGCACGTTACCAATTACACCGTTGTAGTGGATGGCGTAAAGGTTCCTGTCGAAGTAGTTAACCGGGCCACCAGCTACGTAGCCACCGCAATGATCGGCGTCCGGAAACTTAGAAATCTGCCAGCACAGGCAAACTGAATATTAGCGATGGCCCGCTGCGGGGCCACTGGAGAAAACGATGAGCAACATTATCCAACTGACGCCAAACAAGTGGGTTAGCGAAAAAGTTCTGATTGCGGTTACCGGGCTTAAGCCCGGAACCATTACCCGCGCCAGAAAAGAATCCTGGATGCTGGGCCGCGAGTACCTGCACATTTCACCAGACGGAAATCCGAAGCCTTCGAGCGAATGCATATACAACAGAGAAGCCGTTGATCAGTGGATCGAGGCGCAGAAAAAAAATCAACCAGGTGCGAAGACAACATGAAAAGCAGTACACTCGTCAATGCTCCTGGACGTCAGGAGGGATTAATGGCTAATGCATCATACCCGACAGGCGTCGAAAACCACGGCGGTTCGCTCCGCATCTGGTTTCTGTATAAAGGTAAACGTGTCAGGGAAAACCTTGGTATCCCTGACACTGCAAAAAATCGCAAGATAGCTGGCGAACTGCGTTCTTCGGTTTGTTTTGCGATAAGGATGGGGAATTTTAACTATGTGGAAAAATTCCCAAACTCACCGAACCTTGCCCGGTTCGGTCAGGATAGAAAGGAAATTACTGTGCTGGAGCTTACCGAAAGATGGTCCGAGTTGAAGAGAATGGAGATCAGCTCTAATACCATGAGTAGGTACGAATCTATCATAAAAAACATGCTTCCACTCATCGGCGAAAACAAAATGGTTTCTGCGGTGACTATTGAGGATTTGCTGTATGTCAGGAAGGAGTTGCTGACGGGCTTTCAGGTAATGAAGAAGGATCACCGGACTCAGGTTAAAGGCCGGAAATCGTCCACAGTGAATAATTACATGATGCTGATGGCCGAGATCTTCCAGTTTGGAACAGATAACGGCTATGCAAAGGAAAACCCGTTTAGCGGAATTAACCGTCTCAAGAAAGCGAAAGGGGAACCAGATCCACTCACGACAGACGAGTTCATCAGGTTTATCCAGGCATGCGGCCACCAGCAGATGAGAAATCTCTGGTCACTGGCAGTCTATACCGGAATGAGGCATGGGGAGCTGTGCGGTCTGGCCTGGGAAGATATCGATCTGCATGCCGGGACGATCATTGTGAAGCGCAACCTTACCCAGACGGATGAGTTCACCCTGCCAAAAACCGACGCAGGTACTGACAGGGTGATATATCTCATTCAACCAGCTATTGATGCCCTGAGGAATCAGGCCCAGTTGACACGCCTTGGCCGGCAGTTTGAGGTTGAAGTGAAGTTGCGGGAATATGGACAATCTGTCATTCAGCCCTGCACGTTCGTATTCAGCCCTCAATGCGTCAAACGTGGACCTCGCACAGGATATCACTACGCGGTTAATTCCATTAATAAAATTTGGGCCCCGATAATCAAGCGTGCCGGCATTCGTTACCGTAACGCGTATCAGTCACGACATACCTATGCATGCTGGTCATTATCAGCTGGTGCTAACCCAAACTTTATAGCAACGCAGATGGGGCATACCGATGCACAGATGGTTTACAAGGTGTATGGAAAGTGGATGTCAGAGAAGAGCGCAGAACAGGTTTCTCTGCTCAACCAGGCACTTTCCCGCTATGCCCCATCACTGCCCCAAAGCATGGTAGCAGCGCAGTAGAAATCCTTAAATTCAAGGGGTTAGCAGTCGCATCGCTACATTTTTATAACATGGGGCACGAAATGCGCTCGACCCTAAAGACAGCTTATGGTGTGATCGGGGTTCAATAAATCGCTAAACAAGGTATACTCCAGCGGTTTTCTTAGTTGTTTATTGTACTAAACGCTCCCGTGAGAGGACGCAACAGCGCACCTATGACACAATTCGCTTCTCCTGTTCTGCACTCGTTGCTGGATACAGATGCTTATAAGTTGCATATGCAGCAAGCCGTTTTTCACCACTACTATGATGTGCAGGTAGCGGCTGAGTTTCGTTGCCGTGGCGACGACCTGCTGGGTATTTATGCCGATGCTATTCGCGAGCAGGTGGACGCGATGCAGCACCTGCGCCTCCAGGAGGACGAGTTCCAGTGGCTCTCCGGCCTGCCCTTTTTTAAACCGGATTATCTGAACTGGTTACGCGAGTTTCGCTATAACCCAGCTCAAGTCTGTGTCACCAACGATAACGGCAAGCTGAATATTCGCTTAACCGGCCCGTGGCGTGAAGTCATTATGTGGGAAGTGCCGCTGCTGGCCGTGATCAGTGAACTGGTTCATCACTACCGCTCGCCAAACGCGGGCGTTGATCAGGCGCTCGACGCGCTGGAAAGTAAGCTGGTTGATTTCACTGCGTTAACCGCCAATCTCGATATGTCCCGCTTCCACCTGATGGACTTCGGCACCCGCCGCCGTTTCTCTCGTGAAGTGCAGCAGGCGATAGTTAAACGTCTCCAGCAAGAGTCATGGTTCGTCGGCACCAGCAACTATGATCTCGCGCGTCGCCTGGCGCTGACGCCGATGGGCACTCAGGCGCACGAATGGTTCCAGGCGCATCAACAAATCAGTCCGGACCTGGCGACCAGTCAGCGTGCCGCGTTGGCCGCCTGGCTTAACGAATATCCGGACCAGCTTGGTATCGCATTGACAGATTGCATTACAATGGATGCGTTTTTACGCGATTTCGGCATTGAATTCGCCAGCCGTTATCAGGGGTTACGCCACGACTCAGGAGACCCTGTTGCATGGGGCGAAAAGGCGATTGCCCATTATGAAAAGCTGGGGATTGATCCGCTGACAAAAACGCTGGTCTTTTCAGATAACCTTGATCTGCAAAAGGCGGTCGAGCTCTATCGCCATTTCGCCTCTCGCGTGCAGTTAAGCTTCGGCATCGGTACCCGCCTGACCTGCGATATCCCTCAGGTAAAACCGCTCAATATTGTGATTAAACTCGTGGAATGTAACGGAAAGCCGGTGGCTAAACTTTCCGACAGCCCCGGTAAAACGATCTGTCATGATAAAGCGTTTGTGCGCGCGCTGCGTAAAGCCTTTGATCTCCCGCAGATCCGCAAAGCCAGTTAA